GATGCCATCAATGAACTGTATGCACAGGACAATGATGGCAGGAACATGGATGATGACAAAGCCTATGACATGGTACATGAGTACCAAGCTAGGCTGATGGAATTTAGATAGTTATCTTATCTAAGTTCTCAAAGTAGGCAGCATTAAATCCTCTCTGCCACTCTTTACCTTGGGCTGTGCTAGGGTTATGTGGATTCCCTAGCCAGCCTTTGGTGAATGCAAACTTCCCTTGGTTAAACTGTATGGACAGCGGTGCTGTCCTTTCTTTTTTATGCTGCAAGTTTGTGTTCTGTTGTTTCATTCCAGCCCCAATCTCCTTCCATCCCAGCAGATGAATAATCTGTAACCACACCTTCAAAGAAGTTCTTCAAGTTATCACCACCAATGATCCAATCAAGCCAGTCTAACGGATTGTCTTTGACTTTCCAGTTACCTTTTAGACCTAGCTGAATCAATCTCCGATCAGCAATATAGCGAATATACTTCTTTACATCTTCTGATGTCAATCCCTCAATGTCACCCAGTTCAAATGCAGCATCTACTACTGCATCTTCTAGTGCAACACCATCCCTGAACATTTGGTAGATCTCTTTCTTAAATTCGTCAGTCACAATCTTTGGGTGCTCTTTGCAGAACTCACGGAATAAAGCAACCATGCCCTCACAGTGTAGTGTCTCATCCCGGACTGACCACTCTACAATCTCACACATGCCCTTCATCTTACCAAAGCGTTGGTAGTTAAGGAGCATGGCAAAGGCAGAGAACAGACTCATGCCTTCGTTCATCACTGACCTAGCAATTGCCTTGGCTACCCCGGACTGAGTGCTGACATCTATGTTACCCATAAACTCAATCTTCTCTTTCATCTGTTTGTACTCTAGGAAAGCTGAGTACTCTGACTCAGGCAGGCCAAGTGTGTCATTTAGCAGGGCATAGCTACGCTGATGCACAAACTCCCTGTTTGCAAAGCTGGTAAGCATGGCACGGATCTCATTGTTCTTAAACTTGTTGATGTAATACTCAAGATAGTTAGTACCCACTGCCACATCACTCTGTGTGAACAGCCTAAGTATTTGTGTAATATGATTTTTTTCTTTGGCACTAAGCTTGCCACCCTGCCATTGGGCTACGTCATCCTGCAGCTTAGCCTCCCATTCACCCCAGTGTGCCTTCTCAGATTGCACAGCATATTCAACAGCCCACGGGTAGGCAAAGGGTTTGTACACTAGGCTAGGCGAGGTTAGGCTCATACGATGTCTCCAGAAAATAAGGGAAAAAATAGGGGCATCGAATGTGCCCCCGGGAGTTACTAGTTATATCCTAATCTAGTGAAAATTACAACTTATTTATTTTAAATAAGTCTTTAATATCCTACTTGCATATTAAGGATTTCTTTAGAAATAATTTCCCTAAGGTTTGTAGGGATACTGGTAGCATAAGGTCTGGTGTCTGCAGTTAAAGCTATATTACTTGCAGCAATCAACAGTTCCTGCTTCTGCCTTGCTATTTCTTTAATGTTATCTTCAAACTGCTTAAACAATTCTTGGCATCTAGCGTCATGCAAAGCAGCGATACCAATAAGCATGTTAGATACGTCATCTTCTGACATGACAGGGCCATCAAGGTATTGCTTAGTCAGCAGTTCAATGTCTTCCTTTGTGCCCCAAGCAGCCATGATAGCCTGCTCTAAGTCGAACCTATTACCGGGCCTATTAAAGTCACTCATAGTTTAAATTCCTTTTTAAACTGTTTAGTTTTAGAATACGTAAGAAAATCTCCACCCACTGTGTAATAGTCTAGTACAGTAAGCAAAGCTTCACGTACTTTTGTAATCTGCTTTAGATCTTCCTTCTGTGCCAAATTCAACTCACCATCAAACTCTTCTTTACTTACAAGATGATTGACTTCTGCATCAACAAGATTAAAGGACTCAATGAGATTGGCATAAGCAATCGTATGAGCAATGTCACCATAAATATCTAAACGTATTTTCATTTAGCATACCTCGGGGAGCATGTAACATCTATAATAATTTGTCTTGTAGTGCCTGCAATACGAAGAGGGGCACTGAGTGGGACAGGTCTTGTGCCAGCTTGCTCACACTCTTGTATTGCCATAATAACCTGATCCCTACTTAGTGGATAGAATTTATTATCTATAACCAAGTCTGCTTTCGGTTTCTTACTGGCACAACCGACAGCTAAAAAACAAGCCAATGAAATAATCAAGACAGATCTCATATCAATGCTTCCTCTAAATCTAAGACACCATCAAGCTTAACCTTTTCAAAATACTTAGCAACCAGTTTGCGTTCTTCCGGTGTCTTGAAAGGATTCTGCCATCGGTCTATCGTCATACCACTCGGGTGCATTGCCGGTGCATTCTTCGTACTCGCAGTCTTGAACACAATCTTCATACATCTTCTCCTCTAGCTTTTGTTGCAGGTCGTAAATTAATTGAATGCTACTATGCAGCTTATCTATTACAGCTATGAAAGCATAGTCATAGCGTGACGGGCCACTTGCATTACAGTGTAGCAAAGACACAATGGCACTGGCAATGTTTACGTCTTCATGTACTTGATCAAGTGCATCAATTAATTCGTTGTTAGTCATGGTCACTCCCACTACTTGGCACAGCCTTCTTAGGCACAGGTTTATTTACAGCAGTCTTTGGCAGCTTTACTGTCTGCCTACTTTTAATCCAAGCTTTAGGTATATGCATACGGCAATTGCTATGAGGCGAAGACCATGTAGATGCAATAGTAACAGCTTGTTTATTCTCAGCTACAACAAAACCTACAGTAGTTGCATAAACAAGTGAGGGTTCACCAATAGTTTCCCATGACCCATCAGCTTGTGCATCAACCCAGTGGATGATATCAATACATGTGTCATCAACTTTAAATGTCATTAGGAACCTCTATCAATTTTATGTTGGCTATAGGAATTTGGAAGAATAACTCACCTGATCTTACGTATTTATTAGATACTTCTACTACCGGGGAAACAGCAAGTTTGCTACACGGACACAGAAATCCAAAGGTTTGCTCGTTGTTAAAGACAATAAACTTGCATTCCATTCCCATCCCAATAAACTTCTTTTTTCTTTCTGGGATTTGTAAAGTTTCGTATTGGAAGTCTTTTCCTGACCAGACTTTTTTAATTTCAACTTCACTATAGAATTTCTCATTGCCTGTGTCCACAATTAAATCAGGGCCGTATCTGTCTGGGTTATCCTCGACAGTGTACCCCATAGATCTCCAGTACCGTTTCCCTGCGGCACGTGCGAGTGTATCATTCTCCGTGAACAAGTCACGGTCAAAGGGCTTATTAGCCATGACAGCTTAGACATTCCTCTGCATCCTTAAGAGCATTGCGTTCTATCTTAAGGCCCACCTTATCTGCTTGTACATTAGAACTTGTACGAAGATAGTACAAGCCTTTTAGCCCCAGCTTATAGGCCATAATGTGTACTGCATTTACATACGACTTAGGACTACCTGCTGGGAAAAACAAATTTACAGATTGACCTTGGCATATGAACGGCTGTCTGTCAGCAGCATGCTCTACTACCCACCGCTGGTCTAATTCAAATGCTGTCTTAAATATTTCTTTATGATCTTCAGTCAGAAAATCTAAGTGTTGTACAGATCCTTCATTCATAATGATGGACTTCCATACATCATCTGCATTGTGCCCAAGCTTAATCAGCACTTCTTCTAGGTACTTATTCTTTACTAGGTGCGATCCAGCCCTCGTACGATGTACGTAAGCATTTGACTTAATAGGTTCAATACTAGGTGAACAACCGCAGATAATAGAACTATTTGCATTAGGAGCAACAGCAAGAAGATGTGCGTTACGATGACCAGTGCCAGCCATATCGGGTGCTTCCCCACGCTCCACTGCAAGAAGTTTAGTCTCATGTACAGCTTCCTCTTTAATATGTTTAAAGATTCCCCTGTTCAATAGTTTGGCTGATACACCACCGAATGCTACGTTATGGCTCTGTAAATAGCCATGGAATCCCATAGCACCCAACCCAAGGGATCTTTCCATTATAGCACTGTATTTAGCACGGCTAATGTCATTGGGTGCATTGTCTATAAATGTTTGTAGTACGTTGTCTAAGAATCTAATAAGATTACGTACCATAGTAGTGTTCTTCCACTCGTCATATGTTTCTAGATTCACAGAAGACAAACAGCACACTGCTGTACGATTCTGATCTGTAGCTAAATGAATTTCATTACAGAGATTACTGCCATGAATCTTAAGGCCAAGCTTCTTCTGTGCCTCAGGCAAACCTCTGTTAGCTGTGTCAATGAAGTTAACATACGGGCTACCCGTACGGAACCTAGCTTCAAGTATCCGTTCCCACAGATCACGTGCCTGCACTACCTCTCGTACTGATCCATCTGCTGGGTCTACAAGCTTCCATTCCTTACCTTCAACCACAGCATTCATAAACTCATCTGTGACATTGACTGCATTGAAAAGATTAAAGCACTTGCGATTGATGTCACCTCCAGTGGGTACTTTGAAGTTGACAAACTCTATAATGTCCGGGTGGCTAACATCTAAGTACGCAGCATAACTACCCTTACGTGTCTTGCCTTGTTTGTACGCAGTCATCTGACTGTCAACAACTTTCATAAACGGGATAGGGCCGGGGGCTTTATCACTCACCCCACGTACGTCAGACCAATGCCCACCAACACCACCGCCTTTAACGGACAGCCATGCTACCTCAGCATTGTGATCAATCAATGACGGAAGATTGTCACCTACATACGTAAGAAAGCAGGAGATAGGCAGTGCCTTAAAAGGTTGACCGGGGTACGGGGCATTGCTAAGCACAGGGCTAGCAAACATAAACCACTGCTTAGATGCATAGATGTAAATCTTCTGTGCTAGGTCACGGCTACCTCCACTGTAAGCAAGTGCAGCACGAGCGAATGCTTGCTGAGGGCTGTGCTCATTAGGCAACATGTAGTAGTCACGTAGCAACTGTTTGGCTTGGTCACTAAGCAACTCATCTTTGCTATAGTCTAGGTGCAAACCAAAGTAATCTGGAGTAGGAATCATTCTAAACCTTCCGTACTAATGCTTGTAATTTTAATTTCGATAGCACCTAGATCGGTAATGGAATCGTGGATAACATCTTTAATAGTATCTTCTAAATACGGTGCATCAAGATACGCTGTTGGCATTGACTCCGGGTCAAACTCAATTTCAATATCAACTTCAACGATCACAGGTGCTGTCATATTAATCCCAGTTAGTGCCTTTAGTTTGCTCAAGGAGACTAATCATCTTCTCCAAATACCACTTGGCTTTCTGTGCATCCTTAAGTGGTGCACCTTTATGCCATAACCGGATTGTATACTTTAGTACATTCCCATGGCAATAACTAATTGCTTCATACGCACCTAGTGTATCCACTATAACGTCAATGGTTTCATACTTACCATAGTTATAGTGTGCAGGTTTGACTACCTCATCAAACTTCTGCACTGTTTTTTCGTATTTATGCTCTGCTTGATTGAGCCAGCTTTTACCTAGTGCATCCCAATCAGCAGGGGTAGCATTATCTATACTCATGCGTTGCCCTTTGTAGGTGTCCAGTCAGACATTTGAATTATATTTGCATACGTAGGTTCTTCAACACTAAACTCAAATGCACCTTCTTCTTGCAGCTTAGCCAGTGTTTCATTAACTTTGTTAGCAAACTCTTCGTCTTCATTGAGCAAGTGAAAGCATGCAACCAACCCATTGAGCAGGTGCACAAGTTCCTGTGCAGTGTCATCACTGACATTGTCACGTGGCATGATGACTGCCTTGAGATCTACTGTGCCTAACCACTGCTTGTTAGTACCAATGTTAGGGCGAATGACAAGAGCGATATCGTCGTTTTGAATCATGGCTTTTCCTTTGTTAACCAGTCACTGGGAACTTCTTTGTCTGCGTATATAAACCCGTACTTCTCGCACCACATAGCGTATGTAGTCTTAGACTTCTTGCTAAGCCTACGCTTACTATTTTCAAACACAAAGCGGATATCATACCCCGGATGTTGCTTCTTTACAAGCAGATGTTTACGTCTGTCCTCTGCTGTAAACAAACCTTTAATTTCAAGCACGATACCATTGGGTAGTAGAAAATCAGGTGTGTACTTTCTATACCTAAGATCCTCCCATTCAATCTTAAAGCTTTCGTATTTGGCATCGATATTATTCTCTTCAAAGAACTCTTGGAGTTTAATTTCTAAGCCACTACGATAACCTCGTTTAACAGCGGCAGCAAATTGCTTGCCATTAAACATCCTTGCTCACAATCTTTACATAAGAAACCATAGGGGGATTCTCTGCTTTAGATGGGATAGAAGGCATCTCCTGCAGCCCGGGCCAACATGCATACCTGTAGCTACACCAAGAGCACTCACGGCTTAGCACAAGGTTTCCTGTGGGCTTCTTGCGGTACGTTTCTTCTTCTGCTTCGTAGCACCTTTCAAACTTATTCTCCGCAAGTCTTGCGGCTAATGCTTTAGTATTCTCCGCAACTTCTTCGGTATCAATCTCATTTGCAGGTACGTATTTAAACTCGCCTGTTGCTTTGTTGATTACCCACCAGCCACCGGGCTTTACACCGGCAGCTTTGGCGTAGCCACCAAGCTGTGCAACGTAGCCAAAGGAATCCTTCTCTGCTAGTGTGGCATAGTCCTTGAACTTATTCTCATAAGACCAAGGGCTAGCAGACTTAACATCATCTACCTTGCCATCCATAATCAGATCAGGTGTGCCTGTGACTACGTGCCCATCACCTAAGTCAAGTACGAAGTGCTCGTTGTCCGAATAAGATACACCGGCTTGTACCAGTAAGCCTTTAAACACGGCTTCGACAATGTCACCTATCATCATATTGATGACAAAGTTTGTAGAGTGGGGTATGGCTTCTTCAGGCTTGTTCTTATCAAACCACAACTGGCAGTATGACCTGCCGATGTTTGACATTCGTAGCCTAAAATCACCAGTACGTTTATCTACAAACTGTTTAGTCAGTGCATTGCGTACGTCCTTAACAATCTGTTCGATGACTTCCTCACTAAGAGTACTGTCATCGAACTTAAGATTGCTAAGGTACTGGTGTACCTTTAACTCGGCTGGATGATTCACGCAGCTTCCTGTACTTCCACATCTACAAATTCATCCACAACCTCGTCGTACTCACTGTCCTTCTTGTTGAATGCTTCGTTAAACGTCTTAACAATGTACTCATTGTAGCTATCAATCCACTGCACAAAGCTAGCAAATGTCTCTTGATCTTTGTCAGTCAAAGACAGTGTGACTGACTGGTCAAGTGAAGCAAGCGGGGTGAAAAACACAGCACCTGTGGGCAACGAATGCTCCTCAGTGCCAAGTGTAATCATGTGCTGCGGCAGGATGCGATTAAGTTTAGCCATCTGTGCAATCGGTGCACCCATAGTCTTGAATGCATCCTTGTTGTCTACTTCCCAAATGAATGGTAGTTCAACAACATCCGCAGCTTCTTCACCTTTGTCATTAAGTACGTTCTTCATGGTGATCTCACCAAACAGAACACGTACTCGCTTGATGGACTTAAGCAAAGTCTTTGTGTCTTCAGGCAGTGCCTTGTAGTCTTCAATCCAACCACCGGGTTTGCCACAGTTAAAGCCACCAGCATTATCACGCAAGTCTTGGTTGAGGTCAGTAGCCATGAGTGTCTTGATGAACATATCCTTCTGCCCATTCATGCCTTTTACATATCGCTTGTACATGAATCGTTGATTGAACAAACGGATCTGTACATCAGTTGAGTACAGTGTGGGTTTGTCTTGCTGTTGTAGGGCGTAACTACCGGCCTCTACCACTTCGACTTTTTTAACTTTACCCTTAACATCTGTCTCCCCCATGACACCGCTGTGACTGATCTTGAGTCGAGCAAGACTACTGGTTTGCTTCTTCTCTTTCTTAACGTCAGCACCCATGCCCATTGCGGCAGCGATTGCAGCATAATTACCCTCACTTGTTAACGTTACTAGTTGATTCATAGTGTTTTCCTTTATCAATGTTTAACTTCGTTTTGCTCTAACCAATTGTCACCGACCTTTGCTTCCAGTGCAAGTGGAACATTAAAGTCGATTGACCACCTACTATTGATCAAATGTACCAGATCATTTTGTACGCTGTCAACAACCTTAATCACCTCGTCCACCTCCTCAGGATGCACGTCAATAACTATGGAGTCGTGTACAGAGTTTACTACACAACTACGGTACGGCTGTAATCTATTATAGATTTCAACCAAAGCCAGTGGCACAATGTCTGCAGTAGCAAAAGATTGTACCGGATAATTCTTTATTTGTGTGAAGTTTGTCACAGTGCCATCACGCTTACGCTTAGTACCGGGGAATGCAAACTCCCTGCCACTGGGTATCTGTATGTACCCGTAGTTAACTGCCTGCTTGGCTAGAACTGTGTGCCACTTGGCTACTCCTTTATATTTTTCCAAGAAGTGGGTGTAGTAAGCAGCTTCTGCTGGGGTTCTTCCGTAGCCTGTGGCTCCGTATAAGGGTGCAAAAGTGTGTGTCTTAGCAACCTGTCTTGATGTCTCCTGTCCTGCCTCCGTAATAACTTTTGCTGTGTAGGAGTGAACATCAAATCCTTCTTGGACTTCCTTAATGGCGATTTCATCTTGAGATAAGTAAGCAGCTACCCTGAATTCCAACTGGGCAAAGTCAGCTTCCATGACCTTGCCACCATCCCATCTTGATACAAACACCCGCTTGACTGGGAACGTCTTTCCACGGGGCATGTTCTGCATGTTAGGGTTAGACCCACTGAATCTGCCGGTAGCTGTGATGTGCTGGTTTAATCGTACATGCAGCATGCCGTCAGGTTTAATGTAATCCGAGATACCCTCAACAAAGTTAGATAGATAACTATCTAAAGCAGACAGTCTCCTTAATTTACCTAAGAAAACTTTAGCTTCTTCCATACCCTTATTGGAGGCAACCCGTTCGAGTACCTCCAAGTTCCCTTTAGAAGTTCCGAATCCGTTGGCACTGGCCCACTTACTATTCGGTGGTGAGAACTTAAGACCAGCAACTTCTTTGGTTGGCATGAACACGTAACCTCCATTACAAGCAGTGCAACGGGTAGCGTTTTTAAATAGTCCTCCATCTTTCTTTACCTTTTGGATAGAACCCACCCCGTTACATGCAACACACTTGACTGCTTTGGTTTTGTACATCGTAGTGAAATGTGTCTTGACTGCATTCTTGAAGTCAGTGTCTGACATGTACGGAGTAATAGCCGTTGCCCATGCATTTTTGTCCTTGGGTTTGCGGCTATACACAACCCATGATAACTGCTCAGGACTATTGATATTAATAGGGGTATCACCCATCAGGGTACGAACGTAAGCGAATAGGTCACGTTCAAGCTGTGCTTTCTCAGTCTCAAATTCAGTACGAACATGCTCAAGTTGAGCATGATTTACCTTGAATCCATTCTGATAAATACGGGACAGAACAACTGATACCTCGTTAGTCAGAGAGATTGTCGAACGTAGACCCGCATCCTGCACCTCCTGAAGGCGAAGAGATATCGCCTTAAATATTCCCTCGGTCGCACCAAGGTCGTGTCGAAGATACTCCGATAACTCATCGTGAGGGATATCCCTTGTTGAATATCCTTGCTTGAAATAGTTGGACAGGGTGTCTTGTTTTTTAATTTCACAGTTGTATCTTTCAGCCACAGCACCCAAGTTCAATGGCAAGCTTTGCCCTCTGAGCAGGATGTACTCAGCAAGCATTGTATCAAATACAGGGCCATCGTATTTAAACCCCGACTCCCACAACCATACAAGGTCATGGGTAATGTTGTGCCCAATCAACATGTCTGCAGCATCCAACCATTTCTGCACCCGTTCACGCCCATTCTCAGTGGGTGACACTTGCGAATGATCAAAGGTATACACCTCAGATTCCATCAAGTCGTGCACAGGTTTGATACCTACCATGACCAGTGCATTAGTGTGCTCAAAGGGATCTAGGTGCTTGCGTTTATCCTTGTTTGTGACTGTGTTCTCAATGTCGATGACAAGTTCCACTGTGCCAATGTCCTTATGCTTGTGGGGATTCTGCACTAATCTCATTGAACTTACTAATAATCCTTACGAGCATGTGTTTTTCTCCTTGAGTTTGGCTTCGATAGCGAGATAGCAATCGCCCAAGTCTTCCAACCCAAGCGTTGCTATGTCGAGTTCTCGTCTCGTCAGCCCAACCCATTCACGCTCATGTGTAGATTTGTCCGCTTTGTGTGCGGAATTACAGTCATCCGAGAAGAAGAAAGATCCCCAACCCACAGGCTCATGTTCACCTTTTGCCGTTTCATCGACACATTCTTGGCTCATGTTTACGGCATCGACAGGTGGTGTGCAGTAGTTAGGCTTGCCTCCACAGTAAGACTTGACTAGTGGCTTCTCACCCCGTATCTGGTCATAATCTGAAGAGATCCTGTCAAAGTATGAAGAGATTTCTGTCTGCACTTTTAGTTTGGCTTCAACTGATTTAGCAAACTCAGTGATTACTTCTTTAACTACAAGCTTCGTATACTTACGAATCTCTTTATCGTAATCACAATCCCAACAGACAGTAGCACCCTCGGGTTTCCAAGTCTCATCCCCCCACATGCAGAAGCCTGCCTTCTCAAGCAGCTTGAGCATCCTTTTCTTTTTTATTATCTTCATTATCTCCACCTCATATCAACTGCGTTGGTTAAATTAAACGGGTTGGTGTACAGATCAATGTGCTTCTTTTGCTCTGCAGGTTTCCTTCTGTTAGGCTTATATGATGACAGATCCCGGAAGTTAACAGAAGTTTTATACACAATACAGCCAGTCAGATCCATGTGCAACGCTGTTGCTTTGCCATGTCTTTCCAACAGCTTGCCCATCCTCCATGCCTTGTGCTTGGTAACACCAAAGTGATCCATCAAATCCTTTGAAGTAAATGTTTCTGTCTGCATAGCCTACCTCCTTATGATGAATAGACACCAGTTGTGTAGTCGAACTCACAGTTTACTATCCTGTGCATCCCGTTGATCTTGTTCTTGACAATGTTCAAGTACCGCATGCCATCGTCCCCATCTGTAGAGTCCTGCAGTGGTGGGTTTCTAGAGATAAGGATCATCAAGTCTGACTCACCTGCCAAGCCAGTCTTACTGCCTTCGATCATAGCCTGTGACAGTACAATCTTACCCTCGGCTTCAGCACTTAGCTGTGTGCAGTACACCACAAGACAGCCGTACATCTTGCCAATGTTACGTGCATAGATTGCATTGGCTTTGAGTGTCTCGTGGTTATTTGTGGCAGCACCATCCTCTGCAAACTTACTGCCAATGTCCATTACAACTATGTCAGGTTTGTGATTCTTTATCACTGACTCGGCCCAGTACATGTGCCTACCAGTTGCATCAACAAACTTTAAGTTGTCACGCAGTGGATCGTACAGCCTGTGTGCCTTAGTCTTGTCAGCAACAATTTGTTGCATTGTCATGCCAGTGGCAGCAGTCATGTACCTACTAGCCACACGTTCAGGCTTCTCCTCGTTGCATAACACCAGCACCTTAGCACCTTGATGTGCCCAACCATTAGGCCCAGCACACAACGTAGCATGAAAGCTGCTCTTACCCACGTTTGATCTAGCACCAATGACAAACAGCATGCCACTATCTAAGCCTTGGACTGCACTGTGTAAGCTGTGGATATTGAACTGCCACTTAGTATTGCTGGCTGCATTCTCAATCAAGCTATCAATGCTGGTGTCTACATAATTGATGCGGATGCTAGGGGTGAAGTCATCTTGATATGTCTCAAGTATCTTACGCAGTGGCTCCATTGTGTTCTGATCACCATTGACGTATTGAAACCCTAGGTTAGCAATCTCTTCACCGACAAGTTGTCTGAACATGCTAGACAGTACGTCTTGTGCCACGTCAGCACCTATCTGTTCAGCCTTGTCTATCTTGTTGAACTGAAGTTCGTATGCCTGCTTCTGTGCAGTAGTAAGTGTGGGATTGTTTGAAAAGAATAGGGCTTGTACTTCATCGATAGACAAGTCCCGTTGGTAGTTGTCCATGGCTTGATCAATGACAACCTTGATCTTGCGTAAGTCTTTGGTAAACAGTTTGTCAGGGCACTTGTTACCCCGAGTCCCATCATAAAAATTTTTGTCTAATAAACTCCTGAGTAAAGCATGTTCCAAGTCACACTCCTATTAGCTGTTTAAGAATTCCGATGTCCTCATCGGTTCGGTACTTGAGGTCATCATACAGCTTAAGTGCGTACACGTCAATGCCTTCACTACGTAACTCACGTGAGTAAGCAAGTGTCTTGTCTGCAGCATCAGGGTCTAGTGCCACCACCACCTTGAAGTACTTCTTCAGTGCAGTCTTGTATTCATCCAATAACTGTGTGCCTAGCAAAGCAAAGCCTGTGCCCCCCAATGTCTCAACTACAGCAGCACTGATTGCATCCTCAACCACCACAGCTACGTTGCTCTCTGAGCCTCTGACATATGGGACACGGGCAGTACCATACCTTCTCCACTTAGGTACAACACCAGCCTTAGTTGCTCTACCAATTGCATCTACAATCTTGCCTTGCCATACAGTTGGGAAAACAATCCTGTCTTCTTTGACATCGTAGCGTAGGTCTAATGCTTCGGGATCAATGCCGTACTTATCTCGGTACTGATTTAAGTACTCAGGTCGGTATATCACCCACTCAGGAAACTTAAACTCAGGTAGTTCAACGAACTCATCTTGCCTGTGCATAGCACGTTTAATGTCAGACACAGATATGCCCACATTCATAGCACCTGATACATCACAGCTATTGGAATAGCAATTCCATAGCAGCTTGCCCATCTGATTGACAGCAGTAAAGGTGCTTGATCTTTTGCAGACAGGACACGGGCCACGCCACACTTCACCCATGCCTAAGTCTAAGTCGGTGACGTATTGTTTTGGATTCATTTGGTAGCCATGAAGTAAAGACCTACGTTACTGAAAGCATACCCACTGTACACAATCATCATGGATATGTTGCCTTTTAGTCCTTGCTCACCAGCTATGTAGGCATATATCAATCCTGTGACAATGATGAGCCATGCTGACATTATATTTATCCCTTAGTGAAAACATAGTCGTTGTGTATTTTTGTAGCTACTTTATAGCCAAGTGTTTCTAAGAAAAATATAGTTGCTTCATTTGTATAACCATACTTTTCCCCAATGCCTTTAAGTTCAAGACAGATTACAGGGCTGGATGCAGTGATTGTTTCTATTGCACCTAGCAAAGCTAGATGCTCATAGCCTTCTATGTCTAATTGCAATAGATCACAATCGGTTACACCTAGATCGTCAATAGGAATGATCTCAAACTCAGTGCCCTCTGCAACCTGATGTGCCCCAATGTTGCCGGGTTCATGTACATAGATACTGCCTGTGCCACGTTCCCTACCAAAGGCACAATTAAATGCTTGGATGTTGATAAAAGCTTCTGTGTTTTTTGTTAATGCTAGATAGTTAGCAGCATCAGGTTCTGCTGTGTAAACTCTGTCAAACTTTTTAGACAGTGCCACATCCCAAATACCTATGTTGCCACCTGCTTGAATGCAGCTACGAAACTGCGTACAGTAAGGAAGGATTACATCTAAGTCGTTGACTTCACGCAAGATGATCTCTTGTGCACACTCATCTTCAGGTGGAACCCACCACCCTTTTCTATTTACAAGTTGGATATCCAATTTCTTTTTGCTCCCAAGGTCTAGGTTGCCCATGAAAAATAACAACACGATCAGTACTTTGCAACCCGTTGTACCTTTCATGTGCTTTATAAGACACTATGCCAGTGCATAAGTCTTGCCAATAGTGTACCATATCGGCTTTATCTTTCATAGCTTCTTCGATTAACACTTGGTCACCTCCGGGGTAACGCTCCCCGTCAGAAGCAAACTTGTCATACATAAATTTTAAAGACGTACTCCAATACATCATAGATGATTGCATTGCCCGTGGTTGTAAAGGAGTCAGTGTGTAGCCACGATAAAAATCCCTGAGTATTACGAAAGGTTTATCTTTAGCCTTGTCTACAATCTCAGTGCAATCACCTACAAGTATTGTATCTAAGTCAAAGTATAGGCAGGGCTGTTCTATCTTAAACAACTCAAGCTTTGACCACCATCCCTCCCAGTCATGCTCAAGGGGTATTACCTCAGTGCCTGTTAGCTTGGCATCTGTTAGACATACAAAGTCATGGCTAGGTAAGAAGTCCTTACACATGTCACGTAAATTGTAGACATGATG